GAAGCCGAAGCAATGAGGCTTAACTTTCTTCCGAAAGGAAACACGTTACTTTTTGAATAAGGAGAAATCAAATGACAGTAACTCGTGACGAACGTATGGCAAAGTCTGAAGCAGCTCGAACAAGACGAAGAGCGTTGAAGGAAACCTTACTATCAAAGACCGATAGGTTTTTTACGAGAATGAGAAAACTCCGAAAAAAGAAACAAAAGAGTGTACACTAACGTATGTATAGTGTATAATAATACAGTTAATATTTCAGCAAATACGAGGTAAAATATGTCTTTTGCAAATCTAAAGCGTAACAAAGATCAGATTTCTAAATTAATCAAAGCTGCCGAAGCAACCGGTGGTGGAGGTGAAAAGAAATCTTATGCTGATGAACGTATGTGGAAACCCACAGTTGATCAAGCCGGTAATGGTTACGCAATACTACGATTCCTTCCTGCCCGCGAAGGAGCCGAACTACCTTGGGCAAGATACTGGGACCATGGTTTTAAAGGACCAACTGGTCAATGGTATATCGAAAAATCTCTCACATCAATCGGTCAGAACGATCCAGTCGGTGAACTTAATTCTAGACTATGGAATACTGGTATCGAAGAAGACAAAGAATCTGCACGTAGGCAGAAGCGTCGGTTACATTATGTAACTAACGTCTATGTTGTATCTGATCCTGCTAATCCTGAACGTGAAGGCAAAGTCTTCTTGTATCAGTTTGGTAAGAAAATCCATGATAAGATTATGGATATGATGCAACCAGAATTTGCCGACGAAGATGCAATCAATCCATTTGATATGTGGGAAGGTGCGGATTTTAAATTAAAGATCCGTAACGTTGAAGGCTATCGTAACTATGATAAGTCTGAGTTCGCAAAACAAACATCTCTTTTAGATGGTGATGATGCACAACTCGAAAAGGTTTATGATCAAATGTATGATCTGTCTGAGTTTACAGATCCTGCTAACTACAAAACATATGATGAGTTAAAAACAAAACTTATGACTGTGCTTGGTGAATTTGCAAATGCAGGTGAACCGACTATTGCTCAGACCCGTCAGATGAATGATCCTGAACCAGCACCTGAACCTCAGCGTGCACCAGTAACTGCTGAGAATGTCAAAGTCGAAGATGATGATGATACTCTCAGTTACTTTGCGAAGCTTGCAGAAGCTGACTAATTACTGAACACTTTGTGTTAAGCTAAAGTCATCGGTGGAAGATCCACCGGTGGCTACATACGCTCTAGAATTATTTGCACTATTATTAGTAGTTGTGCGATTATCTTGATTTATAATTACAGGTTGCATACCTGACATTAAGTTTGCTCGAGCTTCTTCGGCCGCAAGAAACGCCTCTTGAGTCTCACTATTACGAGCACTAATCCTATTAAACATTTTTGCATTACGAGTATCAATTCTCGATTCAGCTGCAGCTCTAGTTTCTGTATTACCCATACCTAAACTAAACGGCGGAACGATTTGTTGAACTTGACCACCTACAAACGGTACCCATTCTGGGAACTTAGCTTGAACTCCTGGAAAATTAAATTGTAATGATTCAGACAGCATAATATAGAGCTGATCACCAAGATTACGAATAAAAGTAGATACTCTATCAAAGGCATTTTTAAAATTATTAATAACTGCTTTAATTTCAAATCTTACTTGTGTAGCTATAACATCGCCTATGCCACTGATAAAGTGACCTATATTTTTAAACAGATTAATTGTACCTTGCAGAACATTACCCATTGTCATTCCAAGAGAACTTTCTGATTCAGGATCTTGTTTAAATATACTTGTAACAAAATCCCATGCTGGCTTTATTAAGTTATCATAAATATACAGACCAAAACTAAAAGGAAAAGCTTCTCCTAAGTTTGTCCAAAGATTTTTAAAGGCTTCTGTTGGATCTGTAAATAAATCTTTTATAAACAAATATCCGGCTTCTATTATTTTAAACGGACCAGCAACTATTTTTTTAATAAGGTCTGCAAAACTAAACCCTTTAAGCATTTTCATAGCTTCGCTGTCTTCATCAAAACCTAGCCAGTTTTCCATAATCCATTCTATACCCTTTTTTAATAGATCAAATGGTGCACCAATAAAGTCACCAACAAAGCCGCCTACGCCATCACCTAATTTACCAATTATTGTTTCTGCGTCGCTTTCCATAAAAGATTTAATTCCCTCAAATGCAGAAAACACAAGACCAATGGGAAGAAATACTTTTTTAAATATAGCAAGAATTACTTTACCGCCACTGCCAAGAAATTTAGAAATAGCTTGAAAGGTCTTACCTTTAAAAAAGTTTCCTAAGGTATCTCCTAAAGTTTGTATTGGCCTGAATAAGCTTCTCACCTGCATAGTCACTCGACCAACAAAGTTTGTTTTAAATTTTCCGTCAGCACCTTTTACCGATATTAACTTACCATCGGCGCCGATACCAAATCTTGCTAGCAGGCTTGTTCTTAATCCTGCCATTGCGTCTCGGACAGCGTCCGCAACACTAAGCTTCCCTGCAAATCTTCCATCAGCACCACGTATCATTTTTCCTTCCGGACCAATACCAAATACTCGACGCAAAATACCAAGTCTTAAGTTCTCTATTGCTTTAGTGATTGTACCAGTAAAAGAACCAGGAAATAAATTATCAAGGGCTTTACCAATCTTGCCTATGTTTTCAATGGCTTTAGCTTCCCAACCTCTGATACCGGCAAAAGCAGCAAGAACTCCAGCAATACCCAAACCAATACCTGCAATCATTTTTGCAAAGTTCGCGCCCATCATAACTAGATTATTAATACTACTATTTAAAGCATCTAATCCTGGAATTGCCATTAACTTGCTTAGATCAAGTTCACCGCCTGTTGTTCTTCTTTCACGTTCAGCTTCTAATCTATCACCGCCTCCACGCTCTTCCTTTAAGAAGAATTTTGTAAATACATTAGTCAAGCCAGCGATAGCAGAAGTTGTATCCTCCTGTTTATCGCTTTGCGTTTTCATAATTTTGACTACGTCATCTAATGTGGCTGCCATTACATTCTACCCGATTTAGTTTGTTGTTGTTTAGCTTTATCGTTTTCTTCTCTAATATGTTCTACCAATAATGATAAGTAAATCTCCCTTTCCCACGGCATCATGTTTTCTATTTCACTTAACGAATAATGATGATGTTGCATCAAACTAAAATTCGTTTTATAGTGTCCAACTAAGGACTCATGAGAAAGGCATATTACAAAAAATCCTGCATACCTTGTAATTCAATACGATTATCATGGTTGCATTTGCCACACTTAAAATCTAATGTATGTTTCATTTGAGGCATTACTTCCATAAATTCTCTTAACTTTGTAAATTGCTCACTAGATAATGATTCAATAAAAGCCTGTCTATCAGTTGAAGATTCATCTTTAAATATAATTTTTTCTTCTGCGGTTTCAACTGATTCAATACAACGTTCGATCATTGCAAATGTCATTTCAGTTTGACTTTTATAATCACTTAAATCTGTAACATCGTTATATCTTGGCCATCGTAAAATTAAATTTATATTGTCAGCAATTTCAATTTTACTATCAATATCTGGAACATCTATTTTAATTTCTTCAATTGGAATTATAACTTCGTTCGGATGCTCACAGCTTTCACATTTTAAACCTGTCTTAGCTGTTTCACCAACTGACTTAGCTCTAATTCTTGTAAAAAGATATTCTACGTCAAATGTTGTTAATTTATTTTTATCAAGCGGCTCTGTCACACAAGATTCTATAGTATCAACTACCGCAGCCATTGCTTGCTTTTGATCTTGTGTTTCCATTGCCATCATTAAAACCTTTTCTTCCTTTACGAGATAAGGTCTAAATCTCACTGTTTGTTTCGTCGACGGCACCTCTACTTCATATTTAGGTGCCGCATTTATTTTTGGTAAAGCCATTATATAACCTCATTAGCTTAAATTGCGTACCAATCTTTGTACGATAATTGGACGTTCAGTTCAACCAATCCGTTTGGATCATTGTTTAATTGTATTGCATTTAGCGTCGTACAAAACGCATCTACTAGCTTAACACTATATATCTTTGCCTCATTAGTATACACATCTAAATCAAGATTAATATTAAAAGGACCAAAGGAAAAGCTTTGATCAAATAATCCTGGAACATCAAATGCTATTCCGTGTTTCAACTGATGTATAGTCACATCATGACAGTATGTAGTAGGATAGTTTAATTCTTTTGTAAGAGTATTAGCAGCTAATTCTTGCCAATGCTCAAAATAATTCTTTACACCATAATCATTTGTAACTAAAAATGTCATTGAAACATCTTCAGCGGCATAACCATATGCTACTTTAACTTGTTTCATACCGATCGTACGTTCATTTGAAAGTACTTGACGACCAGGTAACTGAATATCTCTACATAAAAGATTTAATTCAGATGTATTTCCTACCAGTCCAGGTAAAGTAGGCATAACAACCTGAAACATATTAGCCCGAGCTGGACCACTACGCACTGCACTTTTTAAGTCATCAACTGATACTGGCATTAAATCATACTCCTAGAATCTTTATACACTTTAGATTTACCGGCTTTTTGGAAATCAGCAGTTGGTAAGAACGTTGCGATCTCCCATTCAGGAGGAGGAACGTATGCAAATCTACTTCGTACATTAGAATTTAAATAGTGTTTATAGCACGGCTTGAAGTGTTTTAATGATGCCGTACGTTTTAGAGTATTATATGTCACCTGAAATTTAGTTGATTCATCAAACTTTTTATTACTCGCAATATCCATTAATGCATCAAGTAATTTTGCACGTAATGTTGGAGGAAGATAATGTAGATTTATTCCAGCAAAGCCGCCAGGTGCAGGACCTACAACAACTACTAATGGAAAGCTATCATAATACGGTAGCTTTTCTTTTGTCTTAGGATCATAGAAATACATGTACATATTTCCTGCAATACCACGACTTTTTAATTCAACTGGTTCTTCTTTCATGAGAGCAGCACGACTTACTTTACCCATAGCCTGGGCTTTCTGGCGAAACCAGTTCATAGATTCTTTAGTACGTGGTGTAATGCCTGCTCGAAATGCTTCGAACTCTAGCTTCTGAAATATATTACTCATGCCACTATTTATATACTATTTCTTCTTTTTTCT